AGTCGCAAACTTAATTTTGACAGTATCTCTTGGATTTTCATCTGTATATAATCTTCTTCCTGAACCTTTTGGTTTTTTACCTGTTCCTACTTTCGGGTCTGACATATTTTTCTCTCCAATAATTTTTTCTTTCTAGAAATCTAATTCTTTTTTCTAAAGCTTCAATACCAAATATTTTTTTAAAAAAAGTGATTAACATTTCCATCTTCTACGGGCCTGTCTTAGTCTTGAGTTAGGATCTCTCGCAGCTTTAGGAAATTTTTTCATTTGACCTGCACTTCTCGCGCAGAATGATTTACGTCTTTTAGCAGCTTTAGATCCTGGTTTGACTTTGCCAGTGACCGCTGTTTTTAGTTTAGAGCCAGGATTTAATCTTCTATAGGCTTTGACCCCAGCTTGTGTCATACCTGCTCCAGATTTTGTCGATCTAAAGTTCTTTTTGTTTCTAGGTGGCATACCACCTTTTGCCATTAATACTCTTTGCTCTAGCATTAAATCATTCCTTTGTAATATTTAGCGTATGACGGATTAGATAAATTTACTCCTCCGTAATCACCTTTTATACTACGACCAAAGTACGGAGTGTTAGTAGAACCCGGTCCACCCGCAGCTTTTCTTTTTCTGTTTACAATTGTTTTAACGTTAGTTGGTTTAGGTCCTGTATTACCCGCTGCTCTTTTTCGTTTGACAGCACTCGCCCTTTGCGAATCGGTCATCCGTGTGGCTTTGGCAAGTGGGACGCATTTCGGATACTTTCGTTTCGCATCTGCTTTTTGTTTTGAACGGCCACATTTTGCGAATGAACCATCCTTTTTCTTGGAACCAATGTCTACCCATTTTTGTTTGAACCATTTATCAAGACCGTTTTTAGCCATAGCATTACGCGTACATTTTAGTTTTTTTACGTCTATTTTTCATGATAGCACCGCAACCTCTTGCAACACCACCTTTACTTTTTTGTTCTCTTGGTATTACACCTCTACCTATTAAGATATCTGCTTTTGTAACTTCTCCATCTTTATTAAGATCAGGAAAACCGCCTGCAGCCATTATTCTTCCACCCATTGCAGATGGTTTACGACCTTTGAAATCTTTTCTTTTCACACCAGAAGGATCTTTAATTTTTCCTGCACAGATTTTGCTAGCGTATGCATTTGCATATGCGCTTGGGTAGACCTTAAATTTTCGTTTCGCTGCGGCTTTACCTCTAGGACATAGTTTAGTCATTATTTCCTCGCTGTTTGTTTTGCACGTTTAAAGTCAGATGATTTTGGTGCACCCTTTGCACCTTTCTTTCGCATCTTACCGCCACGTTTACGTTTAGCGTGAATGTTTGCGTACAAACCTTTTCCCGCCATTATTTTTCTTTTTTCATTTTGGCTTTTTTCTTTTTAGCCATTACGAATTTTTTTAATTGTGGTGGAATCTTGCCGCCTTTTTTCATGCCTGCACGAACTTTTCTTGCTGCTTCTGCAACTCCGCCACCCATCATTTTATTTCTTTTACCGTAATCGTTTCTCATTTTTTTCCTCCGTTTCTAAATATTTGAGTTCCCTTTATACCATATATACTCGCAACCACAAGGATCCACAAATTTGTGAACCATGACGGGAGCTGCGAGAACATCTCAAAGAATAATTTTACCTTGTCCATTGCTGTTGGGTCGTCCGATATCACTGCCCAGGCCAGCACAACCACGGGCAAACTTAAAATTATTAAAACTGCCTCGTCTTTCCAATCCGATTGTCTTGCCTCTAGCAATTTACCCTGGTATTCCGCCTGTCCGTCGGCCATACGCTTTGCATGCATATGTTGTGCATCAGCCATCGCCATTTTTGTCTCTTGACGTTTCTTAAAAATGTGCGTTCCGGCCTGTAAAGCTACTTTTGCTAAACTAAACCAGGCCATTAGTACGCTTTAGATTTTCTTTTCTTTTCTGGTCTTACCGCGCCTTGTCCAGGTATCTCCATTTCAGGCTTTCCAGTAGAAATATAGTTGTAAGCTTTTGTAGCAGTAGTTTTTGATCTAGGATCAATCTCAACACTCTGCTCTGCAACCTTAACTTCTTGGATTTTATCTAGTTTTTCCATTTTTTCTCCTTATTCCAGCTTCTCGCAAGGCAATTGCGATTGCTTGTTTTCTTTTTTTAACTTTTTTATCAGATTTTCCGATAGAAAGCTTGCCTTTTTTAAATTCTTTCATAACCTTTGAAACTTTTTTCTGTTTTTTATCCATGTTAGTCCCTTTTTGTGCCAACAATTATAGAATCTGGCATCATTTCCTTGCTAGATGGTAAAGTTTTACTTAAAATTGTCTTTTGTATTGATGTGTCTGCTCTCATTTTAGACAATTCTTCGTTTTGCTCTAGCTTGTTCTCTTGATTTTCTTGATTCATCATCGCTCTCATCTTGTCAAGGTTCAATCTTTCCGCTCCTTCACGCTCTTTTCTCATATTTTCTTGCGCTCTAAGGTCTAATTCTCTGTCTCTTAACTTAGCGATAGGGTCATTTGCAAAATCACCTAATATTTTCTTCTCTTCTTTGTTATAGTCTTCCATCATTTCTGCAATCAACACAGCTTTTCTAGATTCTATCTTCATAGTTATGTCCATTACACCTTGTTGTATCGAAGGATTTTGCATTGCTTGTGGATCTTGTTGTATTTGTTGTAGTTGTGCTATCTCTGATTGATATTCCATCTCTACTTGTTCTAAAGACATCAAAGATATGTGTTCAAAAATATTTTTTTGCAAACTTGCCATGACTACTGGATTATTTCTAGCCATGTTTGTCCCCATAAAATTTAAATGCGCTGTGATGTGTGCTTGATGATCTTGTCCTTTGAATGCTTGAAAAGGTTTTCCAGATAAAGCTTGTATGTGTTCTACAGCAGGATCCATCGGTGTGGGTCGTGCTATTGGTTTTAAAATTGTATCTATGTTTTTTACACCCAAAGCTTCATACATGTTCCTGTATGCAGCGTACAGATTATGAAGCTGTGGGTTGGAGCTAGCCAACTGCAATTCCGTTTGTGCAATAGAGATTCGCTGCGCTTGAGAGAAAATATTTGGATCTGCAACTGGTATGATGTCTATCTTGTCGTCAAAGTCTTGTTGCTTAATCATTCTTTGACCTCCCACGACATCATATGGGTATTCGTTTGGTAGGTATAATTTAAATACTCTAGCCATTAATTTAAATTCGTTTTTAAGTGCTGAATAAATTCTTTTGTGGATCGCTGACATTGTTCTCGATCCACGTTCCAACAAAGCTACTGTCGTGCCCACGGCCGCTTGTTGATTACCCTCTCCAACTTGAAGATCTGCTATCGACGCGAAACGCTGTCCTGCAGAAACCACGACACCCATAAGCTGTAATAAAGTTGCAGATGGTTCTTTGAAAGGTAGTGTCATAAAAGAATCTTTTATGTTACCGCCTGGTGCATCTACATCTCTAAATTCTCCTGGTTGTATGGATTGCGCATCATCTCTAATTCTAATGCCACGCATTTTAAATCCTGCAGGTAAGTTAGAAAGTGTTCCTGCATCAAGCAACGAACGTAGGGCTGTTGTCGCTGTTCTTGATAATCCACCGATCATGTGGATCAAACCAAAACCGTAAAAACCTAAACCAGGTAAAAATTTAAAATGAACAAAGTATGGTATCTTTTGTTTTTTATCGTCACCTATTTCATAGTTTCTTCTAATAGATAAAATATCTCTTGAACCTTCTTCAATAGTTACAATGTACGGTAGTTTAATTCCTGTGATATCGCCATCAGGTCCACGGTCCTCGAACCCTTCTAAATCTAAATTGATGTGAAATTCTAGAAGCGTGTATATGTCTTCGTTAAAATTTCTTTTAGTTCCCTCCAACATTCTTTCTTTTTTCTCTACTTCTGTTTCCATGTTCATGGGCCTTGGTAATTCTACATCACGATAGAATCCACCAACTTGTTGTTTACGTAAATCGTTTTCAGACATTTTAATTCTGTGGATCACGGCCTCTGCATCATCTAAAGATGTTGCGTTGTATGGCACGATCAAATCATCAGCTGGTACAAACTTAGAAACGGTTCTACCTAAAAGATCATCATAATAAATTTTCTTAAAGGAAGAACCGCTGAGAGGGAGATAAAAAAGCATTTGGTCAAACTCTGGTTCGTACTCTTTCATCACATCCATGAGCTGATAGTTCATGAATTCTTTTACACGTTCTGCTTGGTCATTCTTTTGTGGACTCGGCATTCCAATTATTCTTGTTCTTACAGGACCATCTGCAGGTAGTAATTCTTTGTATGCTAATGCTTGAAACTGTGTAACAGCTTCAGCTAACACCGGGTGTGTGGCACCACTTGCGCCTTGGAAAGGTTGCGAAGGTGTTTCGTACTTGAATCCTAAAAGATCTAAACCTTTTGCATAACTATCTTCCCAATCTTTTCTTGATGCTTTGTACTCTTGATAGTTTTGCACTAACTCAGATCCAAGAGGATTTAAAACTTCTTCTGGTAATAATTCTGCTAAGTTATCAAAATGACTTTCACCTTGTTCTTGGTTAAAGGCACCTGGTTCAAAATCAATCTCAGCACCGCCATCTTCTAATTCTGTAATCTCAGTCTCACCAGGATCAGGTAAAGTTTCTTTAACTTTTATTTCTTCTTCAACCTGTTCCGCTACCGGTGGTATTTCTATAGTTTTTTTATTTGGTAAACTTTTGTCTATTGCCATGCTTTTTCTCCAGTCCTACATCTTTAACAGTATTATATTCAATATTCAACCCTTGTGGTGTGGGACCACTTTTAGGGGGCACTGTGGTTGTTAACTTTTTAGCCTTCTTATATTTGCTTGGGTGTTTAAATGTAAATGTCATCACCAATAATATTTAAAATTTTTTCTAGGCAACGGCTCATCTTTATAGTCATCTGGGTGCATAATCAAGCCTCCATCTCTAAATCTCATCACCGCTTGTGTAGTGCTATCAACCAAATCATCATGATCACCGTATGGAAAAGCAGCACATTCCTCTATAACCTCTTGGGCAAACTCTCTAGTTTTTGGTGCGTATATCTTGCCCGATTCAAAAAGAGGGGCAACAGAGTTTACTCTTGCATGTTTATCATTACCACGACTAGGGGTAAAATCTGCAACAGGTATACCCATACGACGTAACTCAAATATCAAAGGTAGCCCTGCAGCCTTTGCCTCAACTAAAACTGTTTCAGGTTTCCAATACATGTATTGATCGTATGCTATTCGTTTTAGTTCAGGAAACTCATACCGCCCTTTAATTGCATCTATTAACATCAAACATTGTGGTGAGTCTTCATTCTCTCTAAACACACCCCATGTTGTAATAGCAGAATAATCTGCAGTTTGTTTTTTAAGAAATGCAGTATCGTAAGATTGTATAACGTGTTCTAGTATTGGCATCTCTTCGCTCTCCCAATCCATCCACCACTCTCGTTTTATTAAGGCTCCTTCATCCGAGGTTGGGTTTTGCATGTATTGTGCATTCCATTTATTTACTCCAGCAGATGCTTTTACAGCTTCAAGGTCCTCGAGCTTCCAATATTGAGGCCACATAGGTTCACCACTTGGCATAATT